TTTCTCCTAGGGACCTCTGTCTTCTGTGGTTAGACTTTGCCTACCACGTCCTGTACTTTATCCTGGAGGTCATTATGCCAGTCACCGATTACGAAAACCCTTGGTTAGGGTCTAACAACCCTGCCTATGTTCGTCGTTATCGGACCTGGAATAATACCCCCAACTATCGTACAGTCCCTCGGGATGACCGACCGGTTAACGGCTATGAGGACTATCGACGTAACCTTGAACAGGCTTACTTCGCTGGTGCCACAGACGTTAATTCTGTCGGTCCTTCCACTACTGTCGTTGCTGCCCCGGGATATGCTTTTACCGGGGGCCTTATCCAAAGTAAATACGGAAGTTTTTACTTAGATTCGGGCTTTGAGGCTTTTGCCACCAGAGCTTACAACGACAACTTGGTCCAACTTCTTGGCCGAGTTTCCGATGCCAAAACTAACCTTGGGGTTACCTTGGCAGAGGCTCACAAAACGAGTGCTATGATTCTGGGCACGGCTCGCCGTGTCTCAGATGCGTATCGCGCGTTTCGTAGGGGCAACCTTAGAGAAGTTGCCCGCCAGCTTCACCTCACCGCCGGCACTGTTCACAAAACATGGCTGGAATATAAGTACGGTTGGACACCGTTGCTTATGGATGTGAAGAATTCCGCTGAGTTTTTTGCTCAGCAGACACTGGGCGGACGTCCTCCCCGTTTCAGCGTACAGTCGAAGATCACTCGAGATTTTAATTTCGTGAGAACTACGACTTATGCTGCCTACGGTGGAGGCGCTGATGGGACGTGGCGTGAGACCCTTTCAGGTACTTACACCACTCGCATGAAACTTTGGTTGACAGTCGACAACCAGAATTTCTCCGCACTCCAGCAGTTGGGCCTGACAAACCCGCTTCTGGTCGCTTGGGAACTTGTTCCTTTTAGTTTTGTTTTCGACTGGTTTTGCCATGTCGGAAACTATCTTCAAGGACTTACTGCTCTCAACGGGATAAGCGTGCGACGCTCCATGAAGTCGAACATTAACGACTTGTTATATTCGTATACGCAACCTCAGACCATCCGGTCTTCGGGAACGCATACTTATACTAACAACGCTAAGTTCTGCCAACTGAAAAGTCGCGAATATGCCCGATCTCCTTTGACTTTCGATCCGCTTCTTATGTTTCCTCCAGTTCGTACCGACCTTTTTGGTTTCCAAAAATTAGTTACGAGCTTGGCGTTACTGAAAGCGGTTTCCCGGTAGTCTACCGGTTTCCCTGACTTTGTCAGGTTCTTTCCTCTCAGGAGAAGTTATGGCAGCAATTGCCGATGTAACCCTCAAGAACAACGCCGCCGCTAACGTTACCTTTGGCGTGTATTCTCGCGATGAGAATCTCGCTCAATGGCTCGAAAGCGGCGCAACGTCGATTCTTGGTTCCTCTTATCTGACGATGACCCGCAAGGTCCCCGCCGACAAGGTGAACGGTGTTTACCGCATCGGGGTCAAGCTCACGCGTCCCGTGATCAACGGAACTACCGGAGCTTTGGATGGTACCATCACTGGTACCATGGAGATCCTTCGTCCGGCTAAGGTGACCGTCGCCGAGGTTGACGAGTTCTATGCACGCTTCAAGGAAGCTGCTGGTCTCGCCATCCTCAAGACGGCTGCCGAAAACGGCGCCATTCCCACCTGATTGGACTTCATCATGAGTAATCCAAGCGATTTGGTTCTCTTATGCGACATCATCCACGATGTGTTGCGGATGGTTGCATCAGTCGACGCAAGCCGATTGATCGATCATCGTCATCAATGGAGGCACGAGCTCGTAAGGGCCTGTTCTCTCTATAATGACTACTTCTCTGATGCTCAGCTTTCACAGGCTGAGAACAGGGTTGTGATGTTGTCCCGTCTTGAAGGAGTGGCTGGACGGTATCCGTCATCTTTTACCAAACTCATGCCCCTTTGGGACAGTGAATTGGAAAACATGATGTTTTACCGCCTCGCTATTACTCGCCTCGAGCGCAAGCTCGAGAAGGAGTAATTTTGAGGTCTCACCAAGGCTTGAAGGACCGCAAGGTCCTTCTTGGTAACCTGAGCTCTACGCTTAGGTCGTATAAAGCCCCTTCAGGGCTTTTATACAACGTTGCTCAGGATTTGTATGAATCCTTGGATACGCCGATCTCACTTAGTTGTGAGATTCTTCTCCGCTATGGCGAACTCGAACAACTTGTTCGAAAAGCCGTAGTTCCTGAATCATATAATTCGCCTTTTGAGTTCGCATGTGACCGCCAGGCCACATGCTTCCTTCAGAAGGCTCCCTTGAAAATACAGGGTGTTGATCCAGAATCAGCTGCCAGGATTAAATTCCTGGAATCTGAGGAGGCGTGTCGGAGTTCTAACCTTCGTCTTCGGAATTTCTCCGTCGCCCCACTCAATGTGGCAAGCGGCCTAGTCGTGCGCGTCCTTTCTCGCGCCGTAGGTAAAATCAGAGAAATCCTCGGTGACAAGGTTGACTCACGCGAATGGATTCACGCGTGTCGCTTTGGCCCAGGTGTATTTGAACATCCCAGGGTCAGGGGACTTACGTCCCTTTACGATAAGCAACAAGTCCGCCCTTCTGTGTCTCACGACATGAAAGGGATTGGGGCTCATCTCGTTATGAGTCAGCCCCATTGGGCTAGATCTGTGACCGATACTGAGATGGTCGGCTTATGGCCTATCATCACAGACTCGGATCTAGATTTAGTTCCTGGTAACAGAGTAGCTTTCGTCCCGAAAACCGCCGTTACTCATCGCGCTATAGCAATCGAGCCCCTTCTCAATATCTATGCCCAGCTTGGGCTAGGTACTGTGATGAGGCGAAGATTGCTTCGGCACGGTATGAATCTCGATGACCAATCTCCTAATCAGAGAGCGGCCCTAAAGGGTTCATGTGACGATTCTCTTGCTACCCTCGATCTGAGCTCTGCTAGTGACACTGTCGCTAAAGAGCTTGTTCGGTTCCTTCTCCCTGCGAGTTGGTTCTTTGCCCTCGATATTTGTCGATCTAAAGTCGGCTTATACGAAGGAAAATGGTTACGCTATGAGAAGTTTTCCTCTATGGGAAACGGTTACACATTTGAGCTTGAGACTCTCATTTTTCTGAGTCTTAGCTTATCTGTGTGTACGGAGCTGCAGGTCGATACTGATCAGGTATTGGTCTACGGCGACGATATAGTCGTCCCTGTTGCCGCTTATGACTCTTTAGTTGAGGTCCTCACTTTCTGCGGTTTCTCCGTTAATTCGAAGAAATCGTATAAGTCTGGGCCTTTCCGAGAGTCCTGCGGTAAGGATTACTATAACGGTCACGATGTCCGTCCGTTCTTTCAAAAAGAACACCTAAGCGGTCCTGAGACCGTCTTTAAGCTAATGAATGGACTCCGGGCGATCGCAAGTCGATGGTCTCAACCTTATGGTTGCGACTGGCGCTTTGCTTCTGCCTGGCGTACTCTTTCTAAAGCTTTGCCCAAGTCTGTCTTTACTCACCTGAAGGTTCCGGCCCATGCCGGTGACTCTGATGGCGTAAAGTCTGATTGGGATGAGGCCCAGTGTTCCTCCTTTGTTTTGCCTCACGGCAGTGCTTGGGAGGGTTACATTGGTCTTAGGTTCCAGTCTTGCCCGTTGACCGGGTCCGAACCAAGTAATTGGCTCGGAGTTTTGGCTTCCGCCTTAACTAGACTGGGTGATGGTGGTAAGTTCAGTTCTCAGCTTCTCGGCCTCCCTCGTGAGGGGTGGGTCCGGTGGATTGCTGAGCTGGAAGATTCCGAATCTGTTTCCTTAAGACAGACTAGGGGTTGTTCTTACCGGCTACGAATGGGGGCCTTTTATGGTCCCTGGACTAATCTCGG